CAAGAGTCGCTCTTGATATACAAAATGAAGAACAGCTTTCCGCCAAAAAACAAAAATTAGAAAAAGGTGGAAGAAATGGAAGACGGTAATTGGACACAAGAAGATATGTTGGAGGTGACCTTGAACGAACCAGATGATTTTCTGAAGGTTCGTGAAACATTGTCACGTATTGGAGTTGCTTCCCGTAAAGAACGAAAACTATATCAGTCCTGTCACATATTACACAAGCAGGGACGGTATTACATAGTTCACTTCAAAGAATTGTTTGCCCTTGATGGTAAACACACAAATCTATCAGAGAATGATATAGCACGTAGAAACACTATCGTGAATCTCCTAAATGATTGGGGATTGATTGGTGTTGAAAATAAGGCTGAGCCTGCTGCTCCCCTGAGTCAGATAAAAGTATTATCCTTTCGTGAGAAGAACGAATGGACATTGGAGACCAAGTATAATATTGGCAAAAAGCGAGAAGACTAAACTAACAATCTACATAATGAGTGATGTAACTACTATATGAATTTTTATACAAATGTGATCCAGTGGGGAAACAATCTACTAGTAAGAGGTGTTGAAAACGATAAACGTATTAGCAAGAGAGTTAGGTATGAACCTACTCTATTTGCATTGGTTAATAAACCAACAAAATACAGAACCCTCGATAACAAGTATGTTGAGCCACAAAAGTTTCTATCAATCAATGATGCGAAGGATTGGTTGAAGCAGTATGAGGGGCAATCTGACCTAATCTATGGCAACACTCAATTCAACTATGCTTACATAGGTGACTTGTTTAACGGTGATGTTCCTTGGGATAAAGACAAGATTCTTATCGTTACTATTGATATTGAGGTTGAGTGTGAGAATGGATTTCCAAATCCAGAACAGGCTGTAGAACCTCTTCTGTCAATTACCATCAAGAATCACCAGAACAAGAGAATCAAGGTCTGGGGATTACAACCGTATAACAATTATCGTGAGGATGTGAATTACCTTCAGTGTCGTGATGAGCATGACATGATTGAACGGTTCATTCAGGATTGGGAGTTTATGTATCCCGATGTTATCACTGGATGGAACTCTGAGTTTTTTGATATACCTTATCTCTGTAATCGCATTAAGATGTTGCTTGGTGAAGACAATCTAAAACGACTGTCTCCTTGGGGAAGAGTTTACGATAGACAAGTTTATCAGATGGGACGACACCATCAGTTGTATAATATTGCTGGTGTTTCTGCTCTTGATTACTTTGACCTCTATCGTAAGTTTACCTATACAAATCAAGAGTCATATCGGTTAGACCACATTGCCTCTGTCGAACTTGGAGAACATAAAGTCGGCAATCCATTCGATACATTCAGAGAATGGTATACGAAGGATTATCAATCGTTCATTGAGTATAATATCAATGACGTTGAACTCGTTGATAAGCTAGAGGACAAGATGCGACTCATTGAGTTGTGTCTGACTATGGCATATGACGGTAAAGTAAACTATACAGACATTCTTGGTACAGTTCGTTACTGGGATGTTGTGATATATAATCATCTGAGGAAGAAAAATATAGTCATTCCACAGAAGACTAACAATACAAAGAGTGAGAAATTTGAAGGAGCCTATGTTAAAGATCCTATTATTGGCATGCATAAATGGGTTATGTCGTTTGACTTAAATTCACTGTATCCACATCTTATTATGCAATACAACATTTCACCAGAGACGTTGGTGAATAGTGACAATGAAATACAAGAAGGTTTGGTCAACAAACTTTTGGAAGGAAAGATAGAAAACAGAACCAATCATTGTATGACTCCAAACGGTGCGTTCTTTAGAAAAGACAGAATAGGATTTCTCCCAGAGTTAATGGAGAACATGTACAATGATCGTGTCAAGTATAAAAAACTTCTGCTCAAAACTAAGCAACAGTATGAGAACACTGGTGAACCCTCATTGCTTAAAGACATATCTCGTTACGACAACATCCAAATGGCAAAGAAGATTTCTCTCAATTCTGCCTATGGTGCTATTGGCAATAACTGGTTTCGGTATTATGATCTTATGGTTGCTACTGCGATTACTACTGCTGGTCAGTTATCTATTAGATGGATTGAAAAGAGTATTAACGATTATCTTAACAAGCTTCTACAAACAAAAGAACAAGATTATGTCCTTGCATCAGATACCGATTCGGTATACATCACTTTTGATAGACTTGTGGACAAGTTGTTTGAAGAGGGAACTGAGACTAGAAAAATCATCAGTTTCTTGGATAAGATTGCAAGTGAGAAGTTGGAACCATTTATTGACAAGAGTTACACGTCGCTTGCTGAAACTATGAATGCATATTCACAGAAGATGAATATGAAACGTGAGGTGATTGCTGACAAGGCAATATGGACTGCCAAGAAAAGATACATTCTAAATGCATGGGACATCGAGGGAGTTCGTTTCAAGGAACCCCAGTTAAAGATTATGGGTATTGAAGCAGTCAAGAGTTCAACGCCTGCACCATGTAGAGAGAAGATTAAAGAAGCACTCAAGATTATTATGAATGGTGATGAGGAATCGTTGAATTCGTTTATACAGAACTTTCGAACAGAGTTTATGAGTTTGCCACCAGAAGACATTGCATATCCAAGAAGTTGTAATGGTGTAAAAAAGTTTGCTGGTGAGTCTACTCTCTTTGCGTCAGGTGCACCGATTCATGTTAAAGGTGCGATACTATACAATCACCTAGTGAGAAAACAGAAGCTACAGAATAAGTATCCACTTATACTGGAAGGCGATAAGATTCGGTTTCTACATTTGAGGCAACCAAACATATTCCAATCAACTGCATTTTCGTTTATAACAAATGTTCCAAAGGAACTTGACATTCGTAGTAAAATCGATTATGATGTACAGTTCGAGAAAAGTTTTGTTGAACCATTGAAGTTCATCACAGACAAAATTGATTGGAATATCGATACTGGTTATGGTGAGCAAGGTTCGTTGGAGGATTTTTTTGGATGAACATGATTGAACCATATAAGATTCATTGGGATTATTTCACCAAGTATTACAAACACTGTGATGGTCTCGCTATGACAGGTGCTTGTTATGCGTTTGTGTTTAATGAAACGAAACCAACACACTTTCAAGAACCAAGTGAGTTTGAGCAGTGTGTGTATATTGGTGAATCTGGTGGCAACTATTATGATAAACAAAATGGTCATAAAGGCAAACTTAGAAGTCATGTGCATAAAAGAATGACAAGTCATCATAAACCTTTCACCACAGGAGAGTTTAGTGAATCCTCTCATAAAGCAATTATAGAGACATATGGATACGGTGATCATATGCTTGACGGAACATTCACTAATCTTCCAATGTGGTTATGTTTGATGATTCCAAGACCAGATTTACCAGAAAAGATGGTCAAACAGTGGTCAAAATTACAAGAAAGGATGCAATTATTTAGATATGAATTACGTTTTGGTCATTGCACACTAGGCAATATGGATACTGGATCAAAAAAAGATGAAGAGTCATATTCAAGCTATAGGATGCAGTCAATAAAAGAAACAAATTTGATGGAGTTTTTATCTTGAGACAATTGATAATTACCACACCTTTAAGATATCCCGGCGGCAAATCTAAATGGACAAAACTGCTCTACGAGTATCTTCCAGATATGAGAAATTACGAAGAGTGGCGTGAGCCGTTTCTTGGTGGTGGTTCATTTCCACTTGAAATTACGAAACGATATCCAGATATAAAAATCTGGGCAAATGACCTGTATCCTGCTCTTTACACTTTCTGGACACAGTTGCAAAGTAATGGTGCAGAAATGTCTGATCGTCTTCTGGAGATAAAAGAGCGTTGTTATAATAATGAAATTGCAAAGACTACTCTGGGTGAGCAAAAGGAGATTATCAATGATGATGTAAGTAGTGATCTTGACAAAGCAGTTGCGTTCTACTATGCAAACAAAAATAGTTTTAGTGGGTTAACAGAGACAGGAACATTTTCTGAGTCATCTCATAGGATGACCTTCACTAGACAGAATATAATGAAGTTGGTATCATTCCAAAAGTTAATTCGCAATTGGAAAATTACAAATGGTGATTATAGTGCATTGTTAGAAAAATCTGAAAATACGTTTGTCTATCTTGACCCACCATATGAGTTGACGAAACAAAACTCTAACAATCTCTATGGTAAACGTGGTAGTATGCATGAAGGATTTGATCATGACCTTTTTGCCAAACAATGCAATGAGTCTGGAATGGATTGTATGATTAGCTATAACGCAGACCAATCCGTGAAAGATAGATTTGGTGATTGGAAACAAGTAGAATTGGATTGGACCTATACCATGAGGTCAGTTGGTGATTATATGGAAAAACAGAAGGACCGAAAGGAACTCCTTTTGATGAACTATAAAATAGAACAAGGAAGTTTAGGAGAATTTTTAAAATGACAAATGATTTTCTGAAGGACGTAATTAAAACAACAGGCAATGAATATGCATCACTTGTATCAGATGGTGTTGGAGAAATATAATGGTTGATTTTACTTTTGCTCATAGACAAGAAGGTTTTGATGAACACATTGATTGGAGTATTCGTGGATACATCAATCTTCTTAATGACGTGATTAATTTCTCAAGATATTTTGTTGAGGATAACACTAATGTGATTGACCTTGGTTGTTCTACAGGTAAAACTACAGAAAGAATGTTGTTGCACAATAAAGACCATTGTAAAGATGCAACGTATGTTGGTATAGAAAATGCTGAAGGGTTCTATAATAATTTGAATGAAAGAGAAAAGAGTTTGACTAAAAATGAACCTTGGGCCCAGATTGAATTTCTAAAAAGTGACGTGCGAGATTATACTTTCAAAAATTGTTCTCTTGTGACTTCTATTTTTACTTTACAGTTTATGCCCAAGAAAGACCGCAGAGAAATTATAAAGAAAATTTATAATGGGTTGAATAGTGGTGGTGCATTCATTTTTGCTGAGAAGATATATACAGAGAATGCATTTATTCAAGACATGCTTACATTTAATTATTATGATTTCAAACGTGAGAAGTTCGATGCAGAAGACATCATGGATAAAGAGAAAACTCTTCGACACATGTTAAAACCTAACACTTGGACAGAAATTGAATCCATGATAAAGACTGCTGGATTCAAAAGTGTTCAAGTGTTCTGGCAGAACTTTATATTTTTAGGAGCGATTGCAATAAAATGACAAATGATTTTCTGAAGGACGTAATTAAAACAACAGGCAATGAATATGCATCACTTGTATCAGATGGTGTTGAGACGGGTGATGTAGAGAACTTCATTGACACTGGTTCATATATTTTCAACGCATTGTTGTCTGGTTCTCTTAATGGTGGATTGCCATCAAATAAGATTACGGCACTTGCTGGTGAAAGTGCAACTGGTAAGACATACTTTTTGATGGGTATAGTGAAGAACTTTCTTGATGCAAACCCCAATGCTGGAGTGATTTACTTTGAGTCAGAGAGTGCAGTCACAAAACAGATGGTGATTGATAGAGGCATTGACCCAAATAGAATGGTGCATGTGCCAGTGACAACTGTACAAGAGTTCAGAACACAAGCACTCAAGGTATTGGATTCGTATCTGCTTCAACATGAATCAGAACGTAAGCCACTCTTTCTCTGTCTTGATTCACTTGGTATGTTGTCAACTACTAAAGAAGTAGAAGACACTGCCGAGGGTAAAGAGACAAGAGACATGACTCGTGCACAGGTTCTTAAGGCAGCATTTCGAGTGCTGACTCTTAAGTTAGGACGTGCAAAGGTTCCTATGGTAGTTACGAACCACACATATGATGTAGTCGGTTCCATGTTTCCCACAAAGGAAATGGGTGGTGGTTCTGGTCTAAAGTATGCTGCATCGTCCATCGTCTATTTGTCTAAGAAAAAAGAGAAGGATGGTACTGAGGTTATTGGAAGCATCATTCATTGTAAGAATCATAAGTCACGTTTGACTGTGGAGAACAAGATGGTCGATGTTCGTTTAACTTATGATAAGGGTCTTGACAGGCATTATGGTTTGCTTGACCTTGCACTTAAGCATGGCATCTTCAAGTCTGTTTCAACCAGAATCGAACTACCAGATGGTGGTAAGGCTTTTGGTAAGACCATCAACAACGACCCAGAAAAGTATTTCACAGATGAGGTGATGCAGAAACTAGAGGATGCTGCAAACAAAGAATTTCGATATGGATAACTATATACGAATATATGAGGACGTTCTTGATAAACAAATGTGTGAGAATATCATTTATAAATTTGAGACAAGTCCTCATCAGCATGAAAGTTTTTCGGAGCACTTCGCAAATGTGTCCTTTGTTCAGATTGATTTAGGTAAACACACTGAATGGGAAAAGGAAGTAAAGGTCATTCATAATTTATTGGTGGAAAATGTAGCAAGGTATGCTAATGATTGTAACATAAAAAAAACTATGTGGCCTCTAGATTTTACTTACGAGAGTGTAAGAGTAAAACGATATCTTCCTAACAATCAGGACCAGTTTGGTTTGCATGTTGATGTAACCAATCTAACAAATGCCAAACGATTTCTGGCATTCTTCATCTATCTGAATGATAACGAAGAGGGGCAAACGATATTCCCATATTTTGAAAACTCACCTATCATGGATGAGTTTGTTTCTCCATGCAAGAGAGGCAACATTTTAATATTTCCTCCTATGTGGCCGTGGGCACATGCTGGTGCAAAACCAATTCGCAGACCAAAGTATATCGTGGGTGGATATTTACACTATAAGTGATTACGAATGAACATTGAAGACAAATATCAATATGTTGTAAGACAGGTAGGTGAGTCCGATGATGGAGAACCAGAGTTTGAAGATTGGACAGCAGTAGGCATCACTGAAGGTCGATACCGAGGAGTTATTTATAAGTATGGTAGAGTCAGTGTGCCAGAAGAAGAAAGTGAAGATGGAACCTTGCCTTTAAGTTTTGAGTATGATATAGTAAGCACTAATGGTCATCCTGAAGACTATTTTGAAGAAGACTTCGACACTTTGGTCGGAGATATTTTAGTAGACATAATCGATAAGGATATAAATGTTGACAACGATAGAACAGACAGCACTTAGTAATCTAATTCACAACGAGCAATATGCTCGTAAAGTTTTACCTTTCATGAAGGG